ATGTCCAGCAGTCGATTTCTGTCCCCGAAACGCTAAGGTATCGCTACGGAGGCACCGTGCAGCGCTCGTGTGATGTCTGCGGGAAGCGATACGAGGCGAAGCGGGTTACGTCGAAGGTCTGCTCGTCGGGCTGCCGGGTCCGCAAGTCTCGTCAGCCCAGTATTGGCCCGCAGCCCATCTCTGAGTTGACGCCCAGTTCGGATTCTCACTTGGTTGAGGCCATCGGGCGAGAGTTGGCCGATGCTGGTCGGCTCGAGTCGTCGCTGGGTCAGCAGGCGCTGATGTTGGCCGAGCGGATCGGTGTATCTCGGATGGATACCGGCTCATCGGTGGCTTCGATGTCTCGTGAGCTTCGTGAGGTCATGGTCCGAGCGCTCGAGGGCGCGAAGGTTGCCGCCGACCCGTTGGATGAGTTGAAGTCGCGCCGTGACCGTCGCCTCTCTAGTTGAGCCGGCGTTCAAGAGCGCTCCTGACTACTGGCGGACCCTCGGTGATGAGGTCGCAGATCTTGCCGATTTGGCCGGATTTTCCCCTGATCCTGAGCAAAGACTGGGTCTGGACCTGATTTTTGCTGTCGATCGCTACGGAAAGTCGGTCGCGTTCGAGTTTGCCGTGATTTGTGCCCGGCAGAACCTGAAAACTGGGCTGTTCAAGCAGGCGGCGCTGGGTTGGCTGTTTCTGACGGATCAGAACCTGATCGTGTGGTCGGCGCATGAGTTCTCGACGGCCAAAGAGGCGCATCGGGACATGGCGATCCTGGTCGAGTCGAACTCGTTCTTGTCGCGGCGGGTGAAGCGGGTCTATTCCGGTGCTGGCGCGGAGTCGATCGAGCTGATGTCGGGGCAGCGGCTGAATTTCAAGGCGCGGACTCGTACGGGTGGCCGCGGCTTGTCGGGTGACAAAGTTGTACTCGACGAGGGTTTCGCTTTGCAGCCGGCCCACATGGGAGCGTTGCTGCCTACGCTGTCTGTTCGCCCGGATCCACAACTTTTGTACGGCTCCTCCGCCGGTTTGGCTGATTCGCATGTTTTGCGGGCGGTTCGGGACCGCGGCCGGACGGGTTCGTCTGAGCGGCTGGCCTATTTGGAGTGGTGTGCCGCTACGGGTGGGTGTGAGCAGGAAAAGTGCGAGCATGCTTTGGGTACTCCTGGCTGCGCGTTGGATGTGCTGGAGAACTTGCAGAACGGCAACCCGCTTCTGGGCCGGACGAGGGCTAATGGCACCGGTCTGACGCTGGAGTACATCGAAGCTGAACGGCAGGCGCTGCCGCCGGCCGAGTTCGCCCGTGAGCGTTTGGGTTGGTGGGATGAGCCGGGCGCGTCGGAGATCTTCGGGTCTGGCAAGTGGGAAGCGTGCGCGGGTGAGGAACTGTCTGTCCCGTTGGGTGCTATCGGGGTTGCTGTGTCGATGGACTTGTCGCAGGCGTCGATCGTCGGTGCCGGGCTGGATGGCGTGACGATGGTTGTGCCCATGCAGCATGGCCCCGGAACTGGCTGGCTGGTCGACAGCCTGAAGATGTTGCAGGTCGAGCACCGCGTCCCGGTCGTTATCGACGGCGGCGGGCCTGCGGCAAACTTCATCCCGCATCTTGAGGCTGCCGGAATCGATCACCACGCCACGACCACGACTGAGGTTCTCGACGGGTGCGCGCACTTCTACACCCTCGTCACGTCGGGCGGGTTGCGGCACGCGAACTATCCCGAGCTGAACATGGCCGTCAACGGCGCCACGACCCGCGCGGTGCGGGATCGGTGGGCGTGGGGTCGCCGCACCTCCACCGCAGATATTTCAACGCTCGAGGCCGCCACTCTCGCCGCGTGGCGGGTGTCGCTGCCCGATGAGCCTGCTCTGCCTACCCCACCGCCGCGGGTTGTGAACACTCACGGCGCTCAGCATCCGATGCGTACCCGTGGTTTCTGACAGGAGGCTCCAATGACGGCTCCTGTTCGTGAGAAGGGTTACCAGTCTCGCCATTCGTGGTGGGCCGCCCCCGTTGACGACGAGGAAACTCCCGAGCTCCGCTGGCCGCTGTCCGTCGACATCTACGATGCGATGCGTAGGCAGGATCCGCAGGTAGCCTCCGTGCTGTGGGCTGTGATGGCGCCAATCCGGTTGACGCCGTGGCGGGTCGACGGTGAGGGCTGCAAGTCTCGAGTGACTCAACTGGTCGCGGAGGATTTGGGCCTGCCGATTGTCGGTAAGCCTGTCCGGCCGGCCACTCGGACGCGGGACCGGTTTTCGTGGGATGAGCATCTGCGCCTCGCGTTGCTGATGTTGCCGTTCGGGCATGCGTTCTTTGAGCAGATTTACCGGCCCGTCCCGGACGCGACCGGACGGATCCAGTTGCGGCTCCGCAAACTCGCCTACCGTCCCCCGCGCACCATCTCCGGGGTTGAGGTCGCCGACGATGGCGGGCTGATCGGGTTGCGGCAGTACGACATGGCCGTCGACGACATGATCGAAGTCAACAGGCTCGTCGCCTACGTCAACAACAGGGAGGGCGGCAACTGGCTCGGCCAGTCCCTGCTCCGACCCGCCTACAAGAACTGGCTCCTGAAGGACCGGGCGCTCCGCACTCAGTCGATCACCCTGGACCGCAACGGTCTCGGGGTGCCGATCTATGAGGGGTCGGAGATCCACGAATCCATCAAGGGAGCCGACCGGCTCGCAGCGCAGACCGCCGAGTTGGTGGAGGGCGCCGCGCTCGCCTCGTCGTTCCGTGGCGGTGAGGATGTCGGAGCCGCTATCGCGCACGGCGCGAAACTCACTCTGAAGGGCGTCGACGGGGATCTTCCGGACGCCGACAAGCCGATCCGTTACCACGACGAGCAGATCGCTCGCGCAGTCCTTGCGAACTTCCTGAGCTTGGGTGGGGACAACTCCACCGGCTCCTATGCGCTGGGTGAGACGTTCGCCGAGTTCTTCACTCAAACACTGGGGACGGTCGCGAAGTCCATCGCGGAGACCGCTTCGCAGCACATCGTCGAAGACATCGTCGATTTGAACTTCGGCACCGATGAGCCGTCGCCGCGGATCGTGTGCGACGAAATCACCGCCCCCCTGTCGGCTCAGGCGCTCAAACTGCTGGTCGACTGCAACGTCATCACTGCTGACGCTCCGCTCGAGCAGCACGTCCGTACCCGGATGATGCTGCCCCCTCACGACATGACGACCGCGCGCGCCCCGGTGCCGGCGAAACCCGACCCACAGGAGGCAGCGTGAGCGGCCGAATCAAGCAGATCCGCGCCAACGTCCGGCCCGAATGGTTCAAGATCTCCGCGAAGGCGGGCGAAGCCGCTCAGGTCCTGATCTACGGCGAGATCGGCGACTCGTGGTGGGGTGACTCGGTGTCTGCGGCGCAGTTCGTCCGCGACCTCGCCGACATCGACGCCGAAGAGATCGACTTCCACATCCATTCGCCGGGCGGGGACGTGTTCGACGGCCTGGCGATCGCCACCGCAGTCCGAACCCACAAAGCCAAAACCACCGCCTACGTCGACGGTTTGGCAGCCTCCGCTGCGTCTGTGATCGCAGTCGCCGCCGACGAGGTTGTGATGGCACTCGGCGCTGAACTGATGATCCACGAAGCGTGGGGATTGTCGATCGGCAACGCAGCCGACATGACGAAGATGGCCGACGACCTCAACCACATTTCCGCGAACCTCGCAACGCTGTACGCGGCGAAGGCTGGCGGCACCGCTGAGGACTGGCGTACCGCGATGCTCGCCGAAACCTGGTATTCGGCGCAGGAAGCCGTCGACGCCGGTCTCGCCGATCGGGTCGACGAATCGAAGAAGACGAAGGACGAAGCGAAGAACGCTTTCGACCTATCGATCTTCGCTCACGCCGGACGCTCTGACGCCCCCGATCCTTTCGTGCCGAGTGCGCGGAATGCAGTCCACCCAACATCAGCCTCCGGCGCGGCCGGCGGAACACCCAACCCAGAAGGAGCCGACATGTCGGACACCCTCATCTCGGGGCTGCGCGAGCGGCTCGGCATCTCTGCCGAGGCTGAACTCGACGACGAGGGCCTACTGGCCGCCGTCGACGAGGCTCTCGCGGAGCAAGCCGAGCCCATCACGCCGCCTTCAGCGGCCCTGCCTGCCGGTCTGGTCGCCGTCGAGCAGGGAGTCCTCGACCAGATGCGTGCCGACGCCGCTCAGGGCCGTGAGGCTCGCGAGCAGCAACTCCAGGACCGTCGCACGTCCCTGGTGAATGCGGCGATCAGCGACGGCCGGGTTGCCCCCTCCCGGTTCGACCACTGGCTGAACGCACTGAAGGCCGATTCGGGCATGGAGGAGACGCTGGCGTCTCTCGCGCCCGGCCTGGTCCCGCTGGCCCCGAAGGGCTACACGGGCGGCGTCGACGAGTCGTCTGACGACGACTACACCCGTCTGTTCGGAAAGGAAGCCTGACCATGGGCGATTACTCCCCGCTCCACAAGGGCGACACGTACACCCGCACCGCTTCGGCCACGATCACGGGCGGCCAGTTGGTCCGCGTGTCCGGCGCCGGCACCGTCGCTGCTGTCTCGGCCGCGTCGGATGACTGGCTGGGTGTGGCTGCGTTCGACGCGGTCAACGGCGACCTCGTTTCGGTTGAGGTTGGTGGGGTCCAGCGGATCCTCGCGACCGGCACCGTCACTCAGGGCGAACTGGTCCACGGCGGCACCGCCGGAACCGTCGTCACGCACACCAACGGCACCAACGACGTGAACATCGTCGGCTTGGCGCTGACCACCGCGACCGACGCTGTCGTCGAAATCCAACCGATCCGATAAGGAGGCAAGCATCATGGCTAACACTTACCCCCCGGCTCGGCCCACGATTTCAGGCGACGTCGTCACGATCAACCGGTTCCTGAACGACCCGTTGCAGGTCACCCGCCGGCTCCGCACCCTCGCTGAGCAGCGGTACATCTCTGACCGTCTGCTCACCGGCCGCGAAACCACGAACAGTGGTTCCGTGACCTACGAGACCGGTGAGACGATCTTCACCGACGACAACCCGCGCGGCGTCGCCCCCGGCTCCGACTACCCGCTGACCACGGTCAGCACCGGCACTGTGTCGACGGCCAACACCGTCAACTGGGGCCAGGATGTCGAAGTCACCGACGTTTCCATCGCCCGCCGGCAGATGAGCCCCGTCAACCGGGCTTTGCTGAAGCTGGTGAACCAGAACGTCAAGTACGTCGACTCGATCACTCTGTCGGCGATCGCTTCGGCCGTCACCCAGAACACGGCCGCTGCGGCGTCGTGGAACACCGCCACGGGCGCGCAGATGCTCAAGGATGTCCTGAAGGCGAAGGCGAACATCCTCGCCCTCAACCAGGGCTACGACCCGGACGTGGTCGTGCTGGACGATCTGACCTTCGCGAACGCATTCGCGGCGTTCCTGTCGGCCGGTCTCCTGCCTCGTGAGACGGCGAACCCGCTCGCCTCGGGCGTGTGGCCGGTCATCGACGGCATGACGTTCCTGTCTTCGCCGAACCTCCCGACCGCTGGTGTGGTGATGGTCGCTGACACCGATGTGCTCGGGTCGATGGTCGACGAGGATCTCGGCGGCGGCTACCAGTCCCGCGGACCTGCCGGCGTTGAGGGCAAGTCGATCCGTGACGACAAGCACGACTCCTGGTTCCTCCGGGCTCGTCGTGTGACCGTCCCGATCATCCAGGAGCCGGCCGCTGGCTGGAAGATCACCGGAGTCGCGGCATGACCTACGTCGCAGTCACCCCGTTGGTCATCGCGAAGTCCGGCGACTACCCCGCAAAGGGTGCGCCGGATGAGCGGGAGGACCTGTACCTGTACCTGGGTGCCGAGGTGCCCGAGTCGGTCAGCAAGGAAGAGGTCGCCCGCCTCAAGGAGGGCGGCTTCATCGCCACCAAGGCCACCGCGGAGAAGGTTGCCGCGAAGCCCGACGACAAGTAGCGGAAGGGCGGACAGGTGACCATCGAGGTCTCATTGCTGGATGTTCAACTGTTCGCCCCCGCCATGTCCCTCGAAGAGGCCGCAATCCTCGTCGATGGCACGATTGCCCGTGCCGCCGTCTACGTTCCCGGAATCCTCGCTGAGGACTTCCCTAACGTAGCGGCGGCGCAGGACATCATCCGGGTCGGAGTGTTGCGGCGTTGGCGCAACGACGGCGGCCAGGTCACCACCGAAACCATCGGGCCGTACTCGACGACGGTCGACACCCGATCCTCCGCGGACGGGCTGTTCTCCGACTCCGAAATGCTGGAATTGCAGCGCATGTGCCTCACAGAGGGAACTACGACAGCGGTCCTGCCGCAGTTCTCGTTCCCTACCCGGATCCGTGCCTGGCCTGACCCGGTGGAACGCCCGCTGTGATGGGATTCGCCTTCACTGTCACGGTTCGCCGCGGCGGTGAAGACACGTGGGGCGACCAGAAGACTCAGGCCACTCACACCATTGACGGGTGCGTCAAGTGGCCCCGAGCGTCCACTGAGCAGGTCGACTTTTCGCAGACTGTCGCGACGGGTTACATGCTGTCCGTCCCGGCCGGCTCCGACCTGGTGGCTTCGGATGAGGTTCAACTGCCCGGCGATTCGTTTTGGTGGGGTGTGGAGGGTGATCCTCTCCCGTGGGGTCCGTCCCCGTTCACTGGCCGTGAGCCGGGGATCATTGTGGCCCTCACGAAGGGCTCAGGATGACCGGCAACCGGAAACTCATCCAGCAGTTGGCGATCGCTCCCGGTGTCGCTCGGGGCACTTTTGAGGTTGCTCAGCAGGTCATGCATCGGGCGCAGCAGATCGACCCGCAAGGCGAGTTCGAGGTCGTCGCCTCACTGGAGAACGTCAACGGCATGACCCGCCGCTCGTTCGATGTGGTCAACACTGCACCGGATGCCGGCAAAGTCGAGTTCGGCGATCCCGGTGCTGGAACGTCTGGCCGTTCCGGTCTCCGTCCACTGGGTAGGGCCGCCAAAGCATTCGGGGGGTGACCGTGTTCCCCGACATTGAGAAGGCCCTAGCCGAACTCCTCGAGCCGTATGTGGCTGACGCCGACCACATCGGCAACCAAACCCCAGCCGTGTTCGACTCCCTGTTCATTCGGGTCAACCGGTACGGCGGCGGCGACAACTTCCTCACCGACCAGGCCGCGGTCGACGTCGAGTTCTTCGCCCCGACCCGCTCTGTTGCGGTGGACGCGGCGCGTGACGTTCACACGTTCCTCATCGGCGGCCCGCACCAAACCACGCAGGGTCTGATCGACCTTGTACGCACCTCTGTCGGCCCCTCTGAGCGTCCGTGGAGTAACACGAAGGTCCGCCGCATAGGCGCCTCCTACACGGTCTCAGCGCGCCGCATCCCAGCCTGACCCCCCCCCGGGATGCGGGC